TCTGTTAGATCATCACCTTCAGGTGTTGGCTGCCCACCCATGCGTCCATCTTCTTCTAGCATAGCCATTTCTACTTTAGCTTTTTGTCTTAGATCCTCAAAGAACTTTAGACCATAGAACTTAAGTACATCAGCAGGAACTACGTATTCTCCTTCAGACAACATAGCAGGGATATCATCTCGTACTTCTTTAGCTGTAGATCCCGGTGGTATTTCATTACCTGATACAGGATCAATTGCATCTACTTCCCCACCTAATGCATATCCCATGTTCATGTCATCTTTCATTACTGTACCACCTTCGTTATAAGCTGTAATTTTAGAATATACTGGGTGTACTTTTCCACTCAGAGATATAGTTCCTACTTCTTCACCAAAATCTAACTGTCCGTTAGCAGTGGGCCTTAGCCTAGGCTCAGTCTTTGCATTAGGGTATGTTTGTAATTTAGCACCTTTGCTAAAGTTAGTTTCAAGTGTAAAGTAATGCTGATTTCTTTGAACTACTGACACAAGAGTATTTGTGTCTAGTTTTTCGTCTTTTCTACTAAGCCACTTCCAACCAGCTTTATTTCCTTTGGAAGTTGGTTTAACTAAGTTAGTATATATCTTTGGACCAGAAGAACCTATATCTTCAGCATCAAGACCCATTGCACCCATAGAAGCCTGAGGTCTTCCACCCATGACTTCCATGTCTGGATTTATCTTAATATTAACAGAGCTTGCATTTCTATTTGTTAGTATCTCTTTTGTTTTTTGGTTAATGTACTCTCCACCTGGTTTATAATCAAAACCTTTAGCTTGTAGACTACTTTGATTAATAGGTTGAATAGGAATTACTTCATCAACAGCTTTCTTCTTAATAGAACCAACACCAAATGCAGAAGCAACGCTAGGATCTATTTCGTATTGTTTTACTTTATCAGCTAGAGCCTTAACACCTTTAGCTCCGTACTTACCAACAATACCACCCATTAGTAGTAAGCCACCTTCGATAGCTGCACTCTGTCCTGCTTGTTGGAATTGATCCTTTATATATTCACTGTCACGTTCTGCCTCAGGTTTCATATACTCTTGAACAACGTTAGTAATGTTTACACCTGAGTCATAAAAAGGAACTAGGAACTCTGCAGCCTTGGTTATATTGGCTTGGTCTTGTTCGTTAAACTCTTCAGCATACTTATCTGCTTCTTGCTGTACACCCTCAGCCGTATAGCCAAATGCTGTTTCTGTTTGAGTAGCTAGACCACCTTCATCAAAGTGTTGGCTAGGTGTCATCAGGTAATCTACAAATCCTTTTACCTCATCAGTAAATGGTTTAGCTTTTCTGATTACTTTATCTGTTAGAGTTTCTTCTACGTCTTCTTCATACTGCTGTTGCTCTAGTACAGGCTTATAACCTTTTTCTATCTGCTCTTCATCAAACATTGTGTCTGAACGCCACTTGGCGTAAGCACTAGCCTCTGGTTCACTTTGAAATGTTGGTAGCTTTTCTCCTGTGATAAAGTCTCTACCTTGGTTATCTTTAAGTTTTCTAAAGACTTCATCATCAGATAATTTAGATCCATTCTCATCAACACTAGGTGCTGTAATCCAATCAGTTCCCCAAGGTATCGTTGTAGATACCTCAGAATAGCGAGAACCTTTCTCACCTGTAACATAACCTGTCTCATCAATCCAGACAGGTCTACCACGTAAAGTTTTCTCATCTGTTTTAGTTCTAGGCCTTGGCACTGGTCTAAGCATTTACTTTATCTCTTAGTTGAGTAAGTGAGCGTAAGGCACGAACTTCTCCTTGGAGTCTATACAACTCTTCTATTTCTGTTCGTTGTTCCATTTGTTTGTGAGAGAAAGCTATACGAGAGCCTAGTTCCTCAAGCATAGCATCCCAAGTGTCTTTATTGTTTACGATTAGCTTTAAGCTCATGCAGCACCTTGCTGTCCTGTATTACCTGAGAAACCTTGCTCTCCCGGTTGTGGTGCAGTGCCTGTTCCTATATTACCACCACCTGCTCCTGAAGTATCTTGTACTCCCGTAGGTGCTCCCTGTCCTTCAGGTGGTTGTACTCCCTCTGCAGGTTGTGCTTCAGGGTTCTCTGACTTGAAGTCTTTTAGTAACTCAGCCTGTAGCTTTGCATCAGCCATAGAGTTTACAAGTTTATCAGGGTCTAGATCCATACTCTTAGCAATCTCTCTAATGATATAATCCATCTTAGAAAAGGGTGCTAGTGCTGGGTTCTGTGTAATCTGTAAGAACTGCATTAAGCGTTGACTACGTACTTCGTTAGCCATCAAGCTTTCAGTACCTTGTGCTTTTACTTCTAAGTCACCTTTAATATCGTTGTCAAAATCAAATTGCATATTAAAGTTAAAGAAAGCTTTACCAAGTGGAGATAGTAAGTAGTCATCTACATTCTTTACAACATTGCGTATGCTACCGTTGGCAGCAGACATGAGCATACTAATACCAGAAGCAGTACGACCCACACCTGATACGCCTGTCTGACCATGTGCGAAAGATGGGAAGCCAGTTGATTCATCTGATAGTACCCTCGCCTTATCAAACAGTTGCATGTTCTCATTAGATACATTAGGAAACTTAGTTCCAAAAAGAGCTTGACCAGGTGCCCCTCCCTGTCTCCTAAATACTTTTCCTGGATACACGGAGAGGTCTTGTCCTGGGACGAGATTTGTCTCGTCTACCTCGATGATAAGATTTCCTGAGAGTGCAGCATTATCAACTGCCATTCTCATAAAACCATTCATTAATGTTTGTGTGTCATCCATGTTCTCTGCAATACCTACTCCAAAGAAAGAGTAAGGGTTTACCTCGTAGGGTACTGCATAGTAAGGAAGGTAAGAAGGAGTAAATGGATTAAGAACCAAGCGTAGTACTTGACCGTTACATATCCATACGTTTACTGATACCTGATCTGCGTCTTTCATATCTTTAGGGATGTCTACATTTTGGTCTTTCAACATCTCTGTGTCCATGTAGCCCCAGAACTCTAGGACTGAAAACCTTTCACTTTGAGCTTCTTGCTCATCGTCTTCCATAGCTTGTTCCCACCACTCTTTAGTGTAGGACTCTCCCATCGATATAGCTGTATCGATAGTATTGCTTCTGAAGAAAGGTCTATTCTTAAGTGCTCTCATTTGTGTTCGAGACATCTTGTGACGCTCAATAACAAATTCTGCATCATCCATATTAGATGCATCAGGATCAGGATAGAAGTTCCATATAGAAACTGAAGAACACTTAGGCATTGTTTTTATGATAGGTGTGTACTCACCTTCTTCTGACCAGTTAGGGTATTCTTTGTCTACCGCAAATGGTCCTTTCATGATACCTGTACCAAACAAGGCTGTTTCAAATGCTGTGTTTCTTAATTCTTTTCTAGCATTAGATTCTTCTAGTTGGTCATGTATTTTCTTTTCCATCTTCTTAGCAGCTATCATAGCTGGATGAAAAGTAATTTGTGTAGGTGATTCTGCTTCACCTTCTTTTAAATTATCTTGAACAGGTGAAAGTTTTTCTTTCAAACCTGCTAGTCTATCTCTAAAGTCTATAAGAGTTTCACCGGGCTGTACCTGCTCAGGTTCACCCATAGGTGCTTGCTGCTCCTGCATTTTCTTAGCAGTGTCTTCTGTCTCTAAGTGTACAGCTTCTGATACACCTTCAGGTAAAGTAGTAGGGTCAATACTAATAGGAAACTTATTAGCACCAAATAGTACTTCTACAATCTGACCGTAAGCAGCTAGTACCTTAGTCTTTGTAACCTTAACAAATACTCTAGACTTTTCTGATGAAGTAAACTTTACGTCTGGTCCATAAAGACCTCTATAGTTTCTGTACGCTTTAATCCAGCGTTGTTCTTCACCATTCCTAGATGTTTCAGCTTTATCAAAGCGTTTTTGTATATAACTTACAATAGATCCAACTGAAGGATCACTAAGAGATTCTTTATCTGTATCCTCTATAAAAGATACTTCAGCATCTTCCATGTGAACTTCTTCACCTAAGATTTCGTCTTCTTCCATGTTTATTCCTTAGTATCCAAACGTTGAATCACTCATCTGAAATCCAGAGTTTTGAGTATCAGGGTTGTAATCAAACAAGTTACTTCTTGGTCTTGTCATAATACCATATCTAATAGCATCATAGATGTGGTCTTCAGATTTAGTATCTACATCCTCAGGATTGTTTTTATCCAGAGGTAGTGAGGGAAGTTGAGCAATTGTATTATAACAGCTACTGAAGAAAGTTATTCTTGGTTCTTCTGTAAAGTCATCTACCTGTAGTCTTCTGTGTAATTCATTCTTACCTGATACACGAGAACCTTTTGATCTGTCGGCTGGTCTAAAACGACAACCTTTCTGTATCATTTGTTCTGCTAGTGAAGGACCAGTGTCACCTCTCTTATGCCAGAGAGAACTGTCAAGAACACCATACCTTATTTTCTCGTTAGATTCAAGCTCTAAAATCATATCAGCTAAATCTGTAGCTAAAACTTTACTAACGTATAATTCTCTATAAACAATTAGCTGTTCATCAGGAGCTACAGCAAACCATATAACAGCAGAGTAAGATCCGTATCCATAGTCGGCTGCTCTAAACCTAGGCCAGTTACTTGGTATATCGTATGGATCTACCACATGTATTCTTCTACTGAACTCTGGGAAAGCTGCACCTTCATTAATATCCCAATCCCCTTCCAGCAATTGTCTCCGTTGGTGCTCAGGCAGAGAGAGTAGGTTGGCTTCGTACATCCCATCATCAGACAGGTAAGGATTATCAAACAAAGTCGCAGGGATAAACTTTCTCTTGAAAAGAGGTTCTCCCTCCCTAGTATGTCCTTTAGGCCAGCAGATTACTTCACCTTCGTTATCTGTAGCCCAGAATGCTTGATCAGGTTGATTAGGATCTATAAAGTATCTTTTAACCCACATGTGGCCCGGACCACCTGGATTGCTTGTAGCTCTCATATATAGAGGTAACCCTGAAGCCTTAGTAGTACGTAGGCGTGACCTCATGTAGTTCCATGCGTAGTCTGTAGGCCACTGTGTTAGTTCGTCAAAACCTATCCAGTTAAATGCTTGACCTTGGTATCTCATAACGTCATCGTCACGGTCAAGGTAAGACATCCAGAGAGTTGCACCACTAGGTGCTACCCAAGTCTTGTCTCGTTCCATAAACTTAATACCGGGAATAGCTCTTGGGTATAACTGCTTACTTACTGATATAAGTTCTCTTAGTTCTTCGGTTGACCTACGCACTAGAAGCATTCTAGCGTTAGGGTTGTTTAAGTATCTGACTGGATCTGCTACTAGACTGTAGCTCTTACCACCACCTGCAGCACCACCATACAATACTTCTTGTTCTGTAGCTGCTAGGAATGTTGTTTGAGGTCCAGCGTTAGGTTCAAAGATAACATCTCTAGGAACTTCTTCTACTTCATTCTGTGGTAGACTCTGTTTCGCTACTGAGGTCTGACCATCCATCTCCAAAGATTCGCTTGGTTTCTCTACCACCAAGTCTTTGCTTTTCAATCTTCTCCGCTTTCCTTTGCGCTTCTTTGTATTTCCTAGCGTAGTTGCGGTAGTTAGAGGAAGCTCTCCTGCGTTTTTCTTCGATCCTGACACGTTTGTCTAACCCTACATGTGATATATATCTGCCTGACTTATCTGATAACCACTTGGATACTTTTCTCAAACTATAGTCCTGTAGAAATAATTTTGCTTTTTCTAAAAGTTCTAATTCTTCTGGTATAGGTATAAGCAAGTCAAGGTCTTCTTCATCTTGCTTGTAGCCGAAAGGTACATGTCTTCCAACTCTTATGATAGGATACCACTCACCTTTTTCGCCTCTGAGTGGTACTTGCCAATCTATTTTATTTGGGTAGGTAGCTTCTGATGCTCTAGCCGTTTTAACTTTCGTCATCACTATCCTTAGACGGTAGGATAAACACTGGCTCTGAGGTTTTTACTTCTACCTTCTCTGTCTTTGTAAATCCTGCTCTGTCTAAGATATCTTTAGCTGCAAGCATTTTTTCTTTTACACCCAAGTCTGTTGGATCAGCCATTACACTAAACATTGTATAAGCAGCTTTAGTAGAGGACTGGGATATAAACTTCTTAGTTAGTTCTACTATCTCATCTGTTAAAGGAGCTACAACCTGTGCTGTAGCTACACCTTCAGAGTATCCTGCAAGCTTCTTAGCTTTAACAGGATCTCCTTGGGCTTCATCAAACAGAACGTCTAAGAACTTCTGTTGTTTATCTGTTAGCTGTCTCGCCATAAACTCTTTCTCTTATTTCAGATCTACCGATACCTAGATCCTTAAGCTCACGCTCAGATAGATTTATCAGTATATGATAGTCTGCTCTACGCTGTTGTGATTGCTGTATAGCTTTCATCACACGGTTACAATATTCTTTCCACATATAAAAATCTCCAGTTTGGTTTTGTGCAAGTTGGCTAAGAATACCAACTGGAGACTAGTTTTACACATATAGTTATAACATACTACAGATAATATTGCAACCCCGTTATGTCGGTTGGTAATACTCAGCACCTGATAAGATAACATGAAAGTCAGAACTGCTTTCTTCAAATCCTACAATCTTATCCCCTGCAGCTAATGCAAGGTATGCTCCACCTTCTATAACTTCTTCAATACCATTACCTGCTACACTATGCTCATCTATAATAAAATGATAGGTTGTAGTAGCTGCTTCATACCACTGAAGACTGTACTTCTTTGTAGAACTAGAGCCACTAGATATATGCAAAAAAGTGATGAGTGACACATGGTTATTAGGACACGTATACACTACATCACCACTAGCACCACCTGAGGTAGCTGATAAGTTCTTTGCTTTAGTAAAGTATTTAGCTGTAGCAGGGTTTGCCATTACTTTTTCTTTTTACCTGTGACTGCTTTTTTAACTTTAGTAGTCCAAGCTTCATCCTGTGGAGTCGAGGGGTCATCCTTAATGTAATGACCCTTATCGTTTCTAGCTCGAACCTTCTCTGTGTTTTCAGCTAACCAAGCTTCTACTTCTGGATCTTTAGTAAGCCATTGACCATAACTTAGTTGGCCCACAACATCTCCACGAGAATTTACTATTTGATCTTTTTCAAGTCCTTCAAATCGAAACATTATATTCCTACCTAGTTCTCTGCCTGATCATACCATTGATTCTTTTTTCTTCTGCTACTGCAGCTTTATTATCTTTACCTTTAGACCTAGCATTAGCTATTTGTGTTCTTAGCTTTCTTGCTTTTTCTCTAAGTGCTTTTGTACTCATACCTTGATTAGGTTTATTCTGTGGTGAACTTGGATCAAGCTTTCTTCTAAGAGTTTCTTTTGTACCGTCACCACGACCACCTTTAACATTACTAAGAGGTCTTTCAGTTACTTTTGGTCTTGGTTTTGGTTTAGGTCTTGGTACTGGTGCAGTTTTCTTAAGATCCTCTGCATAGACTGCAGCCATTACTTTACCGTTTTTATCTGTGTAATAAAGTGATCCAGCTTTCTTAGCTGCTGCAATGCTTTTGTATTTACCAGCATCTTTCTGGGCTTGCTTACTTGTTTTACCCATTGCTTTTAATTGATTGTTCAAGTATGAACGAAGTGTTACCGCCATTTTTCTATCCTTTACTTATAAGTATTTTTGGCAGTTTTAATGCCAGTGTTTATTGAACCAGTATTTTTAATCATACCGCCTTGGTTATACATGGCTACCTTACCGCCTTTAGCATATGCTTTCTTTTTCATTCCAGCACCGCCTTTAGCATAGCCTTTCTTCTTCATGCCCATACCGCCTTTGTTCATCTTACCGACACCATCAGCAGCATAGAAGGGAACTTTCTTTCCACCCTTATCGACCATCTTAAGACCGCCAGCAGCATAGCCTTTCTTTTTCATCTTCATGTTTCTTCCTCACTGTATAAATTGTTGAACACTCTTTGTGTATCCCAGACGTAAGCTACGTCTTCTTTAGAGTTGTATATGTGTTGATTAGGTTTAAAGTCTGGAGCACCTTCTCCTGTTTCAAACCAAGCTGGGTGAGTTACTCTCACTCTGTTATTGGGTAACGCAACTATGTTACCTGTATAGTTACCAGCGTCTAACAACTCTAATACGTGAGACTGTTTGTGTTGGGCTGGATCGTCAGCGACTTCACTATCTGTGTAGTCTACTGTAAAATAATATTTAGCTGGATAGAACTCCCCATCTACTTTCGCTATCCAAGGTGCTGGACTCGCTCTCTCCAGTTTGTAAACTGAGTGATAGTGCGACATACAATCCCAAGGCTGCGCCAAGTATGGTGGTAATTGTTCGGGCCATTCTTCCAACGGTGTATCTGCTACGAGTGCTACAAGAGGTAACCTAGCCCACATCGCACCACCATGTAAATTGGGGCTATCATTATCATCAGACTCGCAGCCTGTAAAAATAACTTGAAAGCTGAGAGTCCTGTTTGGCATAGTAGTGATGCCAATGACCATGCAATGTAAGTATTCTCCATGATACTCTTCTAAGTTCTTTGTGTATTCTCTACGAACCCACGCTTTGAAGTGAGGGATACTACTTGTTAAGTAAGGCATATTATTATTGTTTTTATTTACCTTTTAGATTTTTTGGTAAGACCACCCTTAGCGGCTCTAAACGTTTTGGTCTTCTTTGCGATTTTCTTAGGTTGAGCCACATGCTGCTTACCTGCCTTAGTGCCTTTTCGTTTTGCTCTAGAAGTGGCTGCGTACTCACTAGCACTAAGAGACTTAATAGCCGAAGAAGGTAGGTAGCGTTCACCAGTAGCCTTAGAACCTTGGGTAGATGGCTTACCACTTTTAGTTCGCCACTTTTGTTTTGTCCAAGACTTTAAGCTCTTCTGTGATTTAGAGAGTGACATTTAGCAGCAGTCACACGTTGGGTTACACTTCTTGTTTAACAATGCACACCATAGTCTTTTAACGTACCTTATCATTTGTAGCCTCCCCCTTTGGCTTTGTATTGCTTCGCAACCATCTGGGCTTTTCTCGCAGACCATTGTCCGGGCGAACCACCTTTTCCACCTGCTTTAACT